CCTGATTGGCGTAGGAACAAATAGTTATGAAGGGATGATTTTCTCCTAATCGTTTAAAAAACTCGTTTTGTATCATTAAAATTATAGTCTCGGATATATTTATCACCCTGCCCAAACCATTAATAAAATAATATATATGGGAGACTAAATACATAATAGGAGATTACATTTGTGTACTCAACCCAAGTTTTCGTTTATACACAACGCCAGATCGTTGTATTATTATCAGGATATTCGCCAAGGAGTTATATGCCTCAGTATGCCAAACCACTGACCCTACACAAAGGTGTAGACAATCAAATACAGTTCCAGTTCCTTAATCAGCAACAGAAACCGGTAGATATCACAGGTAAATCTATTGTATGTAGAATTATTAACAATACTGGTGGTGCGGTATTATTACAAAAAGCATTAACACTACAATTACCTGCTACAGGTATTGCAGCCTTAGAATTAAGTCCTGCTGATATAGCCAGCTTTGATGCACAGAAATGTTACTATTCATTAGAAATCCCGACTGGCGAGTTTGACTTCCCTGTATTCGTAGACCAAAATGCAGGAGCACGTGGGGATTTGAATATAGTTAATAGCATACTTCCTAGCTTCATTCCTTCAATGTCAGTCACTATTCCTACAGGACAAGCTTTCCCTAATAACAACGCTAATGGTAATAGCGATAGCAATTTGATATATTACACAAGTGTTATCACTACAAGTGATTCTAGTATATTGACATTACAAGCTGAATATAGTGATTATTATGGTAACATTGCTATTGAAGGTTCTACTATTGTTGATGGAGATTGGTATCCAATCTTTGATGACACGTATGCAGACGTAACCGATACAAAAGGTTATGTGGTAGAAGGCTTTCACCCATATATCAGAATGCAATTTGAAAGCAATGCTGGCTTTGTAACTAACATATTGACAAGATAAACAACCATAGTTGTTGATATCTCTGTTAGAGTATGTTATACTACTACTAATGTTTGATATTTTATCCATAATTCCCGGCAAGAAAAAAACTACAAATAGTGGATGGCATAGCTTTAATGCTGTTTGCTGTAGCCATCTTGGTCATAAACCTGATCGCAGGATGCGTGGTGGTATTAAGTTTGACGGACAAACTAACTGGTCTATGCATTGCTTTAACTGTGGATACAAATGTAACTTTGTATTAGGTCGTAGCATAAGTTACAAAACAAAACAACTACTCTTATGGTGTGGCATTGATGATACACAAATAGGCAAGTGGAGCTTAGAAAGTTTACAACAAAAAGATTTATTAGACATTTTAATACAGAAAAAAGAAATTGTAAACATCAAATTTGATGACCACGAGTTACCTATTAGTGAAATGTTAGATGATAATAATCCATTACACAAAGTATATATTGATTATCTAAAGTCTAGGGCGATAAATTATAAAGAGTATCCGTTCTTAATAACACCTACAGCAAAAGGTCGTTATGCAAATAGAATAATTATCCCCTACACATATAAGAATAAAATTGTTGGTCACACTAGCAGATTCTTAGACAATAAAATACCTAAATATATTAATCAACAACAACCGGGCTATGTGTTTAATATTGATATACAAAAACCTAAATGGCAAGTATGTATATTAACTGAAGGCATATTTGATGCACTAAGTATTGATGGTATAGCAATCATGCATGATGATATAAGCAATGAACAAGCACAATTGATTTCATCATTAAATAAACAAATTATTGTAGTTCCTGATAGAGATAAGACAGGGTTAAAGATATGTGATAGAGCATTAGAATTAGGTTATAGCGTTAGTTTACCTAATTGGGAACCGGATATTAAGGATGTCAACGATGCTGTTGTAAGATATGGCAAGTTGCCAACTCTATTAAGCATCTTGCAAAGTGCTACAATGAGTAAAATAAAAATAGAAATACAGAGGAAGAAAATTGAGAAAACAATCAGATAATAAAGAATATAGTGTAGAATTGCAGAAGTTGTTTCTGCAAATGATGATTACAAATGCCGAGCTGTACACCAGAGTTATGAACATAATGAACTCGGAGAACTTTGATAAATCATTGCGTCCAGCGGCAGAATTATTCAAAGAACACACAACGAAATACGGGGTACTACCCGACAGTACACAAATTAAAGCATTAACAGGTATCGATATTGAAGTCATACCTGAATTGAGTCAGGGACATTATGATTGGTTCTTTGAAGAATTTGAAAGTTTCACTAAACGACAAGAATTAGAAAGAGCAATACTAAAAAGTGCAGACTTACTTGAGAAGGGTGATTTTGGTCCTGTTGAAAAACTAATTAAAGATGCTGTACAAATCAGTTTACAGAAAGACATGGGTACAGATTACTTTGCAGATCCTGCTGGACGACTGAACAAATACTTTAATAGTGGAGGACAAGTCAGTACAGGCTGGTCGCAGATGGATAAGATTTTGTATGGTGGTATGAGTCGTGGTGAATTAAATATTTTTGCAGGCGGTTCAGGATCAGGCAAATCACTTGTTATGATGAATATTGCATTGAATTGGTTACAAGCAGGAATGAGTGGAGTATACGTCACATTAGAATTATGTGAAGAATTAACTAGTTTGCGAACCGATGCAATGGTAACTAATATGGGTACTAGAGATATTCGTAAAGATATTGGATCAACTGAACTTAAAGTTAAGATGGTCGGTAAGAAAGCAGGACAATATCGTGTTAAAGCATTACCTGCGCAAAGTAATGTAAATGATATTCGTGCTTATTTAAAAGAAGTTCATATTCAAACAGGTATTAATATTGACTTTGTAATGATTGATTATTTGGATCTAGTAATGCCAGTTTCTATTAAAGTTAATCCTGCCGACCAGTTTATTAAAGACAAGTATGTTGCTGAAGAATTGCGTAATCTTGCAAAAGAAATGAGCATACTGATGGTAACGGCGTCACAGTTAAATCGTAGTGCTGTTGACGAACAAGAATTTGATCATAGTCATATTGCAGGTGGTATCAGTAAGATTAATACAGCAGACAATGTGTTTGGTATTTTTACAAGTCGTAGTATGCGTGAGCGTGGTAAGTACCAGATACAATGTATGAAATCACGTAGTTCAACCGGGGTGGGTATGAAGATTGACTTAGAATACAATGTTGAAACTATGCGTATTAGTGACAATGGAGGTGACGGCGAAGATAGTTATAGGCCTCAACCTAGTGCTACTCAGATTATGAGTTATTTGAAGCCCCAAATTACCTTACAATCAACAGAACCTATTATAGACCAAGCTACAGGGGAGATATTAGAAGCAGAAAACAAGAAAGTTGTAGTAGATGTTCAGGGGTCAAAATTGAAGTCAATATTAAATAGTTTAAAGAATAAATCCTAAAAGTAGATAAATACTATTAGGAAACTATTATGCAAAAACAAACTCGCAGCCTTCTGCAGGAATTGGAAGCTATTGGCAATAACCGTGATACAAGTCATGTTATTGAGAGTAGAGCCCACAACATCATTACTAGTGCTATCAATTTACTAGAGATGATTAATAGGAATTACCCTAAAGAGCAAGCAGAGATATTAGAGAGAAAGTTACTTGGGGCGATTAAATCCCGTGACCAAGGAAAGTTTTCCAAATCAATAAAGAAAAACAGTGACAAAGAGCAGGTATGAATTTATCGGAATCGTTATCTATATTAAGCAATAAACTATCCTCTATTATATTATCAGAGGCCGAGTTGGCCAAGGCACATTTAACGCATCCAGAAGATATAATTGTTATGCAAGGTAGTAAGGGTTTAGAAAATGCACTAGACCGAATGACTGCTACACTACAACAACCAGAGCAAGCAACAATCAAGTGGGACGGCAGTCCTGCATTGATTTTTGGATATGGTCCTGCAGGTAAGTTCCAAGTCATGGATAAACACATGTTTGACAAAGTAGATGACAGTGGTAGAAATGTTTTTAGTCCTAAACAGTTTAAACAATATGATATAAACAGGGGAGTAATTAGAGACAATTTAGCACAAGATATTGCTAATTTATGGCCTGATCTACAAAAAGCAACTCCCAAAACACCTGGATATTATTGGGGTGATATGTTGTTTGGATCACCGTTACCAGTTACTAACGGAATGTATGTATTCCAACCCAATAAAATAGGTATTGAATATAAGGTTCCTGCAAATATCCCATTTGCACAGCAGAATTTAAAAGGTAAAAGAGCCGGTATAGCAGTTCATCAGTTTATTCCAGCTGATGCACATCAAAAAGCTATTGAAGCAACTCTAGAAGAAAAACGTAAAGGTAGTAACGAAAAATTTAAAGCAACAGATTTTGCTCAATCACTTAATGGTGGTTTAGGACAATTAGTTATTCCTAAAAATTCAAATATAGCAATACTTCCTAGCAAAATGGAAGTCACTCCTACAATGAATACAGATAAAAAAGAATGGGATGCCGCTATTGCGAGAGTTAAGCAAATGTTAATACCATTAGAAGCTAGCATAGATAAATTTGTTGGAGGCATACCTTTAGCCAATGCTACTACAAATAATACGTTCCGCGGTTATCTTACCAGTTATGTAAATCATGAAGTAAGAGAAATTTTTCCTAGTTTACAAACAAGTAAATCACCGGAACAACGTGATGCAATTATTAACAATGTGTTAAAAACAATGGGCGCGGATTTTATGAATTATGTACAGCAGAAGTTAGCTAATGATACAAAGATGACAGACAATAATAAACAAAT